AACCTTTAGGCACTTCAAAGGGATCAACCACATGTATACTTTTATTAAATTCAGGAAACGCTGAATCTTCGAATGCATCCCAATCTCCATCTAAAAATTGTTTACGTTGTATTTCTGGTAAAGATGCCAGCATAACATAATAATCATCTGTCTGAATTAAATAAGGATTATCTTGAAGTTTTGCTGGTATAAATCTTCTTGTAATTGCTTTATTGCCATTAGGAGTATTTATGTTAACATCGAAGGCAAAATTAGGCACAGCGGGATCCACGAACATTTCACGTACCCACTGAGAGCCTATATTTCCTGGATTCCCTGTTGCTCTCATGTAAACTGGAATCTCAGTATCAACTGATCGTAAAGATGATCTTAGAAAATTATAAATATCTGGCGAAGGATATTGTGGAAGTTCGTCTATTCCTATCCATGTGTAAGATTGCCCTTGGTAACGTAAAGCATC